TGGAATTTCATCACCAGACGAATTAGGTTCTGATGAGAAAAAGAAAAAGTTTTTCAATTATGTTGATACAAACTACAAAGCAAAAGCTGAAGGTAAACGATAATGAAACTTAAAACACTATTAAAAGAATCAAATGCTTGGGACAGAAATTTTGGTGAGCCATTACCAACACTCGAAGACACCAGAAAAGCATATAAATTAAAACAAGAAGACTTAAATGAAAATAAAGACCTACTTAAAGTAGCCACTACACTTGGCAAACGACCAAGTGATGTTGACAAGTTTCTAAAAAAACATAAACTTGACGCAGATGACTTATTAGATGTCATTGAAGCTGGAGACAGAAGAAGAAGTTCATTAATGATTATTGCAGCTATGAATGGTAGAAGTAAAGCATTAAGACAATTAGACGATTTATTAGGATTTTTATAAACAAGAAGAAAGAGAGTAAAGGTTGTTAAAAGTAAATATTCGTAAAGGACAATCAGTAGAAAAAGCACTAAAAATATTCAAACGTAAAGTAAAGGACTCAGGTATTATGTTTGAATTGAAAGAGCGTTCCTTTTACAAAAAACCATCAGCGTTAAAAAGAGAACAGAAAAACAAAGCTAAACTACGAACCAAATACGAAAAATTAAAAAATCAAGAAGATTAAAATAAATACACACTTTGTGTGATATTTTTTCAGTTTGTTATATTTATATATACGAAACTAAATACACTATGAACACTCGTTCAATCATATAGTGTAAATCAATAAAACTATATTATAGTTCCAAATAACTATATTGAATCCAAACGGAGATTATAAAATGGATGATTTATTAAGAGAGGCTATCGCAGATGCAAAGGCAGTTAGAGAAACAGCATTAGCAAACGCAAAGATAGCACTTGAAGAAGCATTCACACCACGCTTGCAATCTATGTTGTCAAAGAAAATCGCATCAGAAGTAGAAGATTCTGATGAGGAAATGGACACAGAAGAAGAAATGGAAGATTCAGAAGAAATGAGAATGGACACTGAAGAAGAAATGGAAGACTCTGAAGAAATGAGAGACGCAGAAGAAATGGAAGACGCAGAAGAAATGAGAGATGCGGAAGAAATGGAAGATGCCGAGGAAGAAATGAGAGACGCTGAAGAAGATGAGGAAATGGACGAATCTGAAGATAAAGAAGAAACTGAAGACTCAGAAGAAATGAGAGAAGAAGAAGACGCTGAAGAAGATGAGGAAATAGACGAAATGGAAGATAAGGAAGAGGACGAACTTGACCTTGAATCCGTATTAGCAGAACTTGAAAAAGACCTTGACGACGAGGACCAAGTTGACGAAATGGAAGATAAAGATGAAGAAGATAAAGTAGACGAAGTCGAAGATAAAGAAGAAGACGACAAAGTAGACGAAAATGATGTATCATCTGATATCGGAAAATCAGACAACAAGGTTAATCCAAAAGCAAATGATTCAACAGGTGCAGGACAAGGACCAGAAGGTGAAGGTTCAGACAAAAAAGCAGGAACCGAACTTGGCGACCACACAATCGTTAAAGAAGAGGAAGACGCTGAAGAATCTGACCTTGACTTAGATGAAGTCTTAAAAGCACTTACTGAAGAAGAAGATGCCGAGGAAGCAGACACAAAAGTGGATGAACTTCAAAAAGAAATAAAAGAGTATCGTAAAGTAGTAAACTTTATGAGAAAAAACTTAAACGAAGTTAATCTCTTGAATGCAAAACTATTGTTCTCAAACAAATTGTTTAGAGCATTTGGACTAAACAACAACCAGAAATTAAAAGTTGTTGAAACATTTGACAGAACTAAGAACTTAAGGGAAGTTAAATTGGTTTATGCTACATTAGCAGAATCATTTAAAAGACCAGGTAAACTAAGTGAGTCAGTGAAAAAAGGTTCAAGTTCTAAACCAACTCGTTCTACAAAACCAGCGAAAGCACAGGTATTGTCAGAAGGACAGGAACTAAAAGCAAGATTCAAGAAATTAGCAAATATACTTTAATAGTTAGGAGACTAAAAAATGAGTAAATTAAATTCAATCGAAAAGTTGATGGATGGATATAATCCACAACGTCAATTGCTTGAACAAACTCGTCAATTAGTTAAGAAATGGGAACCAACAGGCCTTTTAGAAGGTCTTGAGGACGAAAATAAAAGACACGGAATGGCAGTCCTACTTGAAAATCAAGCAGGTCAGTTAATCCAAGAAGCATCAGTTACTGGTGGACAAAACGCAGAAGAGTGGAGCGGTGTAGCTTTACCATTAGTTCGTAGAATTTTTGGTGAAATCGCAGCACAGGATTTTGTATCAGTTCAACCAATGAACTTACCTTCAGGTCTTATATTCTATCTTGACTTCAAATACGGTACAGACCAAACAGCTAATCATACAGAAAACTCAGATGTATATGGTAATACATCAGGTTCTGGTGACGCTAGTGGTGGTTTGTATGGTGCAGGTAAATTCGGATATTCAATAAATGACCAAACTAAAACCGGTTTAACAATCGGTGCAAGTGCTAATGGTTCAAACTTTAGCACAGGTTCAGTAGATTGGGAAGACGTTGATTATGAAGGAGACCTATCAGCATCACAAGCAATTGCAGACACTGCAGACGACGCACTTCTTAAAGTGAATGTCGCAGACGCAGCACTTTCAGGACTAGACAAAGATGGAGTGAGAGCATTCACAATATCAGGTTCTGGTTTTGATGAGTTTTTCCCTGCATACACAAAACATAGTGCAACTTCAGCAGAAACTACATTTATTGTAAGAAAAGCTGGAACAGGTGCACCGATTAATGCAGTGGTTAAATTCCACAAACAACCAGCAACAGACTATTCAAGAACTGACTTCGAGGCAACAGCAGCTAACATTGATGCTAACCCAGAAGACAGTATCGACATTCCTGAACTAGATATTGCATTAAAGAGTATTCCGATAATCGCGAAAACTCGTAAGTTAAAAGCAGTCTGGACTCCAGAACTTGCTCAAGACTTAAACGCATATCATTCAGTTGACGCTGAAGCAGAACTAACATCACTATTAAGTGAATATATTTCAATGGAAATTGATTTAGAAATACTTGATATGTTGATGAGTGGTGCTTCCGCTAAAACCGAATATTGGTCAGCAAGAGTTGGTTTCGAGCATGACGCCGTAAACAACACTTTCACCCAATCATCAGGTGAGTCAAATGCATATGTAAAAGGAACTTGGTTCCAAACACTTGGAAACAAGATACAAGCAGTATCTAACGCTATCCACCAGAAAACTCTAAGAGGAGGTGCAAACTTCTTAGTTGTTTCACCAGAAACAGCAACAATCATAGAGTCAATTCCTGGATACGCAGCAGACACAACAGGTGAGGCTACATCAAATCAGTTCGCAATGGGCGTTCAGAAAGTTGGAGCACTTAATAACAGATTCACAGTGTATAAAAACCCATATATGTTAGAAAATAGCATACTTGTCGGTTTCAGAGGAAGTAATTTCTTAGAAACTGGAGCGGTTTATTCACCATATGTTCCGTTAATTATGACACCACTTGTCTACGACCCTAAAAACTTCACACCAAGAAAAGGTGTGATGACAAGATACGCCAAGAAGATGGTTCGTCCAGAATTCTATGGTAAAGTCGTAGTCGCTGATGTAAATTATGTTTAATGATTAATTAATTAATTATTATTACTAATTGACTAATAAGAAAAACCCCCATTAATTTGGGGGTTTTTTCGTTATGTTATATTTATTATTGTATATACAATAGACTATTAATAGGAGAATTTTAATGGCTCAAGAAGCAATATGGCCAGGTAGTGGTTCTGCAATCCACCAGGATAGTGGCTCTACACCATTTGGGTTATATGACACCGACACAGAATTTCAAACTGAAGGACCACAAGTAGCAAAATGGTGTGCTCAACGACTTGGATATCCAATTATGGATGTTGAACTTCAAGACTCACAATTTTATGCTTGTTTAGAGGAATCAGTTTCAGAATATAGTGCACAAGTAAATCAATTTAACATTCGTGATAACTTATTACACTTAAAAGGTCAATCTACAAGTTCAAACTTTACTCATACGAGAGTAAAAGCAGGTTTATCTGAAAATGTTTTTATTTCAGAAGAATATGGACAAGAAGCACAAGTTGGTGGTAATGTAGAGTTTAAAAGAACTGCAGTTTCAGTTAATTCAGGAAGTCAAGTTTATGACTTAAATGCATTAGTTAGTGATGTAAGTGAGTCTGGAAAGTCCATTGAGGTCAAAAGAGTTCATTATGAGTCAAGACCAGCAGTAACAAGATACTTTGACCCATACGCGTCAACAGGATTCGGAACATACAATATGTTGGACGGAATGGGGTTTGGTAGTTATTCACCAGCAATTACTTTCGTATTACAACCAATCTATGCAGATTTGTTAAGAGTTCAGGCAATTGAGTTTAACGACCAGATAAGAAAATCAGCATATTCATTTGATATTAAGAACAACCAAATGAGAATATTTCCTATTCCAACAACATCAAGTTCAGTTTGGATTGACTATATATTAACGGAAGATAGAGATAATCCGTTAAAAACTCGTTATAGTGGTTCAAGTGATGATACAGTAGTTTCGGATTACTCAAATGTTAATTATGATTTTATGACTTATTCAAACATCAATGATGTGGGTAAACAATGGATTAGAAAATACACATTAGCATTATCAAAAGAGTTATTAGGTATTGTTCGTTCTAAATACGGAACCATTCCTATTCCAAATTCAGAAGTTTCACTAGATGGGGACACATTGAGGTCGGAAGCTGCAGCAGAAAAAGAACAATTAGTAGAACAATTGAGAGAAAACTTAGAACAAACAAGTCGTAAGGCACTATTTGAAGCTCAAAGGGATGAGAGTGATGCTCAACAAGAAACACTTCGTAAAGTTCCTTACCCAGTTTACATAGGATAACAAAATGGCACAGAGATATTATGGAGCAAAAGATTTAGCAACCTTTGAAAAGTTCAATAGAGAACTCATAGGTGAACCAAATATTGATGATTGCGGAATAATAGACCAGTTCATAATTCTTTATAGAACTTCAGTATATGATACAGAAACAAATATGTATGGTGAAGCATCAGAAGGTAAAGTCTATAAGCAAGGGGTAAAACTTCCGTGTATTGTTGATGCTGAAGACTTTGAGTTTGATATTAGTGAGTTTGGTGCCGACAATAGACAAAATGTTTCATTTGCATTTCAAAGAGCATATCTAGTTGAAGTAAACTTAAAACCGGATATCGGAGATATCATAAAATGGAATGATGGTTATTTCGAAGTAAACACCTATAATGAAAATCAATTAATTGGGGGACAACCAGATAATAGTCATTCAATAATAGTTCAAGCACACTTGACAAGAATGCCAACAACAAACTTAGAAGAATATAGAGGTTTCTAATGAATAGAGCAAAACCCGTTCCAAGAAACCAAAGGATTGATTTCAATCGTGGAACAAAGATAAGTCGTAATTCACCAGGAGTAACCGATGATGTAAAAAATGTATCAGTAGGTTTAATGGATATGGATAGTGCAGTTATGTATTACTTTAATGATGTTATTAAACCAAGTGTCACAGTAAATAATGAGAAAGTAAAAGTTCCTTGTATTTATGGTTCTCCTGAAAAATGGAATCAAGTTTCCAAACACGGATATTTAAGGGATAAAAAGAGACAAATAATAAGTCCATTGATTGTATTTAGAAGAACTGGTATGGAAAGAAATAATAATCTACCAACTGATAAATTAGATGCTAATGACCCTAAATTGTTTTATAGTTTTGAAAAGAAAAATACAAAACATAATAGATTTGATAATAATAACTTAAAACAAATGATTCCTGGTAGAGAATACTATAATGTAGTTATGCCTGACTATATGACACTAACATATGAATTTATAGTTTGGACTTCTTATATAGACCAAATGAACAAACTATTAGAATCTATTAATTATTCAGACGGGGCATATTGGGGTGAACCTAGTAAAATGAGATTTAGAACTCAAATAAATGGATTTCAAGACAGTACTGAAATTGATAATGAAAAAATAATAAAAACAACATTTGATATGACTTTAAATGGATATATGTTACCAGAAACATTTGACAATTATACTACAACACAAAAATATTTTACACCAAAAAAGATTACAATTAGAGAAGAAACTAACAAAAAAATAGAGGATATAGTTAACACATAATAATGGAAAGAAAAAAACCAATACCAAGAAGTCAAAGAAACGAATTTAATCGAGGAAATAAACTTAGTCGTAATACAGATGATGTAAAGAATTTATCAGTTGGTATTATGGATATGGATAGTGCAATTATGTACTATTTTAACGAAGTAATAAAACCATCAGTAGAAATAAATGATGAAAAAGTTAAAGTTCCTTGTATTTACGCATCACCAGAAAGGTGGACACAAGTATCTAAACAAGGTTTTTTGAGGGACAAAAAAAGACAAATTATCACACCGTTAATTGTATTCAAACGAACAGGTATGGAACGAAATGATAACATACCAGTTGATAAATTAGATGCTAATGACCCTAAATTGTTTTATACTTTCCAAAAAAAATACTCACAACAGAATCGTTTTGATAAATTTTCAGTTCAAAAAAATTTAGAACCTAACCGTGAATATTATAATGTGGCAATGCCAGATTATATGACATTGACATATGAATTTATAGTTTGGACTTCTTATATTGAACAGATGAATCGTATAGTTGAAAAGGTTAATTATTCGGATGGCGCATACTGGGGTGAACCGGGTAAAATGAGATTTAAAACTCGTATTGAAAACTTCTCTGATTCAAGTCAAGTAGATGGTGAGAGATTAATAAAAACAACTTTTGGAGTTACCTTAGATGGGTATATTTTACCAGAAACATTTAATAATTATACTACAACACAAAAATACTTAACACCTAAAAAATTAGTAATTAGAGAAAATGTAGACACAAATTTAGAGGAACTGGCCATTGAAGATAAGGGTGGAGATAAGGGTGGTTTTGAAGGTGGAGAATTGACAAAAGATATATTTTCAGTATCAATTTCAAATCCCTTTACACTAGAACAAGGTTTGGGTGTTAGTATATCTAACAATGGGATTGGTTTTGATGGTTCAGCACCATTAACCCAAGAAATATCAATAGGGCAAGATGTTTCAACTAACGCAAATGTTCAGTTCAATACATTAACAACCAATGAGTTAAATATTGGAACAGGGACAACTAAATTTACAGACGGGGGTATTAGTGGTAGTGTGGCCTTAACTGGTTCATTCGTAACATCACAAAGTGCAACAATTCTTGGAGATTTGACTGTAACTGGTAGTTTAGTATCAGACTTACTTATTATACAAGTTACAACTCGTTCAGTAGATTTCTCATCAGGTTCAAATGAATTCGGAGATACACTAGACGATAAACACGAGTTTACGGGTTCAGTAGATATTTCAGGTTCATTTATTTTAAATGGATATTCAGTAAATGAAATATCAAATGACTCTACTTTTATTGATGAAAGCCCTACCGCACTCGTAACTGAACAGGCAATAGCAAACTTTAATGTGTCAACTCTAACCACAGATGAAACAACATACTTAAGAAAACAATTTTATAAAACATCATCAGATATAGTTTCTACCAACACTGCAAGTTTTAATGCAATTACAGCATCAGCACCAAGTGGTGTGACAACTACATCAATTAATGACTTTGTATTCTTTATAAATGGTCAATATATGGAACACGATGCAATTGCAATCAGACAAACGGGTTCGGCGTTCCATTTGGAAGTAAATACAACATCAATAGGATATGATTTAGAATCTGATGATGAAATATTAGCAATTGGTAAGTTTGACTCATAGGAAATATAATGTCTGATATTACATTTAAAGTAAATAATCCACTAAAAATTAAATCAGGAACCGGAGTTTCAATATCATCTGATGGAAAGTCTTTTGATGAAAAAGGTTTTGATGGACAACAAAAAGCTGACATTAGGATATCTATTCCACAAGAGGTGGGGACAAACTCAAATGTTGAATTTAATAAAGTATCCTTATCACCAGAAACACTTACAATCGGTACTGGTTCAAGAAAAATAGTTCTTAAAGATGGAATCATATCAGGTAGTTTAAATACTGAAAGTGAATTCATCATTACAGGTAATTATATCCCAGAGGAAGGATTAACTTTTAAAGGTGGATTAAATGCACCAACACAATCATTTGCTGCAACACAAACTACACAATCAAATAATACGGGTTCTACAAAGTTTGGAACCGAAATAGATAGTCATAGACAAAGATTTACAGGTAGTTTAGATTTAACGGGTTCACTTGATTTAAATAGAAATATTCAATATAGGAGAGTATCCAATGATACCACATTATCAGGTTCAAGTGATAAATTTCTAATTACAGAAAAAGTAGCATTTACTAAACTACAATCACTAAAACCAGATAGAGATTATTTAAGAAAATCATTCGTGCATACAGGTAGTTTTATTAATTCAACCACATCAAGTTTTAACGCAATTACAGCGTCAGCACCATCAAATTTATCAACTACAAATGAAAATGATTTTATGTTTTTTATAAATGGTATGTTGGTTGAAAATAATGCATTGACAATTAATCAAAAAACATCAACAAATTTAGAATTACGCCTTGATTCAAGTGAATTAGGATATACATTAGAAGTATCAGATGAGATAATTGGGTTCGGTAAATTTAATAGTTAGATATTTATATATAAGAGACTACTATGGCAAAAACAAAATCAAAACAACTAGCAAATTTATTAACATTTACAACGGCG